ACTACAACTATCAACTCAACAACAATAAGCGTTGATGATAAGAATATTGAACTCGGTTCAGTTGGGACTCCCACCAATGTGACTGCCGATGGTGGTGGAATTACGCTTCTTGGCGGTGTTGGTGGCGATAAGACACTCAACTGGGTTAGCCTCACGTCAGCATGGACATCATCCGAGGACTTCAACCTACTTACTGGCAAAGTATACGAAATCAATGGGACGACCGTCCTTAGTGCGACGACGCTTGGTTCCGGCGTTACTGCATCAAGCCTCACTTCATTCGGAGCAACCCCAACAATCGCATCTCCCGTATTGACGCTTTCGACCACTACGTCTACGACTGAAGGAAGAATCGCGTGGGATTCAACTGCAGACAAAATTATTGTTGGTGATGGTTCCACGGCACGCGAGTTTGCTTCATCAACGTTGATAACAAATACACAAGCCGGAGCATATACATTAGCACTGACGGATAAAGATAAGATTATTGAAATGAGCAGTACTTCAAGCCCACAATTGACAGTTCCCACAAATACCACAGCAGCATTCCCGATTGGTACTCAAATAATGATTCTCCAAACTGGGGCATCAGGGAATGTAACCCTTGCGGGGGCGGATGGAACAGTCACAGTAAACGGAACTCCGGGATTAAAACTTAGAGCACAATGGTCTTCTGTTACGTTAATCAAACGCGGTACAAACACTTGGGTCGTAACGGGCGACCTCTCGGCGTAGTAGAAAATTATTAAAAGTTTCATAAAATTACTATTTACTTTAAATAAGCTTGCACTTAAAGTAAATTACTGATATAATTATACGTTATAAATTTATAATAAAATATAAGGATTTTTCATTATGGCCCTAATTGATTCTGGTGGGAAAAAACCAGGCACGCCAACTATTGGTACCGCTTCGCATGCTGGAAGCGTATTAACTATTAGCGTACCCTTTACTGCCCCAACATATGCGGGCAAAGGAACCATCTCCTCATATACGGTCACTTCTTCTGGTGGACATACTGGCAGTGGAGCATCCAGTCCTATATCTGTCAGTGGGCTGACCGCAGGAACTGCGTACACGTTTACAGTTAGGGCAACCACGAATACTGGCGTTACGTCGGATTCTTCTAGTGCCTCCAACTCGGTGACGGCTCTAACAACTCCAGCAAACGTAACTGGATTAATGACATCACGGCCATCGTCTGGCAATATTGGGGTTAGTTGGACTGCAGTGAGTGCTGACAATACTGGTCGTGGTGGTGCTGCGAGCGTAACTTACAGTGTTTATTATGGGACTACCTCAAGCCCAACGACGTTGTACACGACGACAGCATCCACTTCTACCACTATCCCCCTTACCGCTGGAAACTCATATTGGTTCAAGGTAGTAACAAATAACTCGCTTTTTTCTAGTGCTGGCACAACGACCGCAACTTCAACCCTATGTCTTGCTACGCCAGCGAACGCCACAAACGTTGCAATAACTGACTCAAGTGGTGGATATAACGTTTCAGATTCAGCAAACTCGGCGGTAAGCAATACTGGTCGCTTTACTGTGACTTGGACTGCCGCTAGCGGAGGTGGTGAAACAGCAAACTACTATGTTTATTATGGGACAACGACTAGCGCAACAACATACTGGACGGCAACAGGTGGAACTAGTGCAACCGTCACAGGACTCACCACGGGTACGACATATTGGGCAAAAATATATACATACAACACTTCATTTACAGCGAGCGGACAGGTTTCTTCAAACAGTATCATTCCGCTCAAACAACCGGACCAAATTACTGGCGGCTTCAATGCTACTGCAGGCAACGCTGAAATAACAGTCAGTTTAAATACTGCGAATAAACTAACCTCAAACAGCCAATATGGCGGAAATTTGAACGCTGGTTGCGGATATAGAATTTACACAAGTACCGACTTAGCTACGTATACATTGCAAATAACGGCAGGCTATACGCTTAATGTAGGCTTACCATGGGATAGATTAAATAATAGCAATACGGTGACAATTACTGGGCTAAGTAACGGTACCGCATACTACGTCTCAATTGATTCATATAATAATTTTTATCAACGTAGTGGAACATTTTCTACCGGCGGCCCCCATACGCCAGTAGCCCCACCATATTTCCCACCATATTTCCCACCTTTCTTCCCACCATATTTCCCACCATATTTCCCACCTTTCTTCCCACCATATTTTCCACCATATTTCCCACCTTTCTTCCCACCATATTTTCCACCATATTTCCCACCTTTCTTCCCACCCTTTTTCCCACCCTTTTTCCCACCGTTCTTTCCACCTTTCTTCCCACCCTCATTTAAATAGTATGATATTATATGTGGCATGAATATTAATGTAGCAAAATCCTTAATAGATCCAGGCCACTTTGGTAGTGGTATCGATAATATTCCTATAATAAAAAATTTTGTTGACAAAGAAGATTTAAAAACCATACAAAACTTCCTGCCTACAATCAGCGAATGGGTAGACCCAGGCGAAAGTCTATATTCTGAAGACGGGACATGTCTCTATAGCGCCGATTATTGGCGTAACAGACAATGCAGTGGAGACATTATCCAAAAATTAAATAATAATATTTATGAAATTATTGAATATTATATTAACAAAATGCAAAAAGTTTTAGAAACACAATTTTCAGTAAAACTATCAAATAGGCCACCAGTTCTTATTAAGTGGACACCTGGCACAGAACAACGACCACATGCCGACAAGCAATTGAATGACGGCTCGCCCAATCCTTTCCCAGATTACGACCTCAATTCCCTCATTTACTATAATGACAATTTTCAAGGTGGCGAATTGTATTATCCAGAACATGACATTGTGATAAAACCAGAACCAGGTTTAGCAGTTGCTCACCCTGGTGATATTAATTATTTGCATGGTGTTAAGAAAATTATCTCAGGGGAAAGATGGACAACTCCATCATTTTATACAGTAACTGATTTGTTATGAAATTTCTAAAACATAAAAATCTAACAATTATTTTTGATTTTTTAGAAAGCAGCGAGGTTTCTGCATTAATTTTTTGGCATAAGTTTAATGATAAATAGAGGAATAGATATTGCACCTATGTGTGTGCTTGTGCTACAATGATTTCCTAGCTAAACAATAGGAGAAAAAATATAATGACTGTTGAATTCTTGGGTGATCCAAAAATGGGGATAATGCTATTTAAGGGTGTAATAGCAAAAGAATTAGACTATGGCTCTAGACTGGAAAAAGTTTTAAAAAATAGTTCCCACCCTTACTTTAGGTGGAATGAAGCCTTGGTTGGTGAGGGAACTAAGATGCCAGAGTATAGAGATTGTGTTGATTTTAAATTTGATCATAAATATATCAATAACACTCCTTCGAATTTTGCTGAAGTTATTGAAATATATTCTGATATAGCTGATGTTCAACGAATTCATTTGAATTATTATCAATCTAAATATAACATTAATATGACTTATATGGAAGCAATTAACTTTGTTAAATATGGTCCCGATCAGCACTTTAGTGTTCACACAGATCATGGTTTCTCATATGTATGTACTGTTTCTAGCATTCTTTATCTAAACGATAACTATGACGGCGGAGAATTATGGTTTCCTCATTTAGATATTAAGTGGAAACCAGGACATGGTGATCTAGTTTTCTTTCCATCAACGTATATCTATGCACACGCAGCACTCCCCGTCACTAGTGGACATAAATATTCCGCAGTAACTATGTACGACTACAATGATGATACCCATAAGTATGGAGGATTTACTAGAGATTTTGGACAGTCAAACAATCAACCATATGAACCTTCAATTAATCAATCAGCTTTAGCTGGACCGATAACTCCACAGGAATTTATTACTAAATGACAAAGTTAACGCTAGTTAGAACGCATCAAATCTCTCCAGAGATTAGACAGTCACGCCTAAAAAGAGACTGGATGGACGACACCTACAACAAACATGCATACAGATGCCTTCCCTTATCGGCTGCCAATGTTAATGGTTGGGAAGTCGTTCTTCAACAGGATGTTAAACTGATATGGGATGGTGGAAATGCTGTTCCAAGAATATTAGAGGGAGATATTTTTAGAGGTAGAACTATCGCAAATTGTAATAAAATTGGTATGATAGACTTTCATATTGGTTGGGCATTTAATACTGAGCATGGATATGATACGTGGCTAACTGGTTCACCCAATTATTTCTTAGATGGAGCCACTCCCTTGACGGCTAGCATACCTAGTTACTGGTGGCCTGATGAAGTGCAAATGAGCTGGAAGATTACCAAGGAAAAAGAAGAAATAGTATTCCCAGCAGGGATGCCCTTTGCATTTTTTTACATCTATTCAAATAATGTTTTGCCAAATGTGTCTATTGATGTGGAAAATCTCTGGGATAAACCAGAGCTTATTAGCTCTAGGGTAGCGTATAGTGAGGCAAAAATGAAAAAATTAAAAGAAGAACCATGGACATGGATGAATGGTATCAGAACTGGCCTAAATGAAAAGGGTGAAGAAATTGGACCAAGACATGACGGGTTAATAGAATTGAATGAACCGATAATACCTAAGGTTCCATATGAATACTAATATATATGCAATTGAAATACAAACCCCATTTGGTCAAGAGTTAGCGGATTTAACGCTCTCGGATACAAAATGTACGGTATCAATTGAGCGTGGTTCATCTGATTTTATTACCTATAATTTATCAGAAAATAATTTTAATGGAATTATTAAAACAGACATTCCATTTGAATGTAAGCTATATTTTAATTGTGATATTGATAACGATATCATTATTGGCACTATAATGATAGATGATTTTGCTAGTGTTAATTTAAGTGGGAGAGTTAAGGTATGACGGAAAATATATATGATATTCAAATATCAGGATTAAATAGAGAAGAACATTTACTTGACCAATTTCACGGCAGCGTTACATTATTTATTAATATAGTTTCCAAATATGGATACACTCCCCACTGCAGTAAGTTTTGGTCATATGCTAGAACGTTAAGACAATTTTGGCAACTGCAAAAAGTCCATGATGAGTTTAAGGACAGAGGATTTTCCGTGGTTGGCGTACCATGTAATCAGTTTGGACAAATGGAACCGGGAAAAAATGAAGAAATATTATCTTTTATTAAACAATATTATCCATTTGTTACATTTCCTATAACAGAAAAAATAAAAGTCAATGGTCCTGATGAGCATGTATTGTACTCTTACCTTAAGGGTAAAGTTAAAAGAAATATCTCTGCACCTAGAGCAGACGGCTCCAAGGAGGCTGAGGATGGACAAAATCTTGAGGGAGATTACTTAGCAAGAATTCCTCATAATTGGGAAAAGTTTATTGTTTCTAGAAGTGGTAAAGTTATCACTAGATTTAACTGGCAAGCGATGCCACTAGATAGTGTGCCACTGACCACTGGTGAAAGTTGGACCATTAGGGAAGCTATAGACGAAATACTAGGTTAACTGTTACTATCTTAAGTAGACTTAACGAAAAGGTTTATTATGTCAACATTATCTAATTTCTCTAAAATAAAATACTTAGAAAGGGCAAATGAAGTTTTAATAAACAACATCTGCCACATACTGCCAATATATGATATTGATTTATCATATATTGATGATCCAGAACTTTTGCTGGAACAGATCGAAAAAAAGGTTTCGCTCATTGACGGTATGACTCAGAATAGATTAAAAAGAGCTTTCCAAATTTGGGTAAATAAAGAAGTTTCTGAGCCAATACCAGAAAACTCTCAACAAGAAGCCTTAAAAGAGGTATGCTTTACTGGATCTAATCATAGAATTAGTCCAGTTATAGAGGAATATTATGGGACAATTTTTGATTCTATTATTGAAAGTAAAAAAAATATATTATCAAACAATGGAACAAAGGAAGTCCAGAGTAAAACTAAAGTAATTTACTGCGACTCACCAAATCTGACTATAACTTATATGGAAGCAAAAGATGATTCCTTTTTCTCTAATATAATAGGAACATTTCCATACGCAATGGCGCCTACTCTGCAGGAGCTATTTAAGTTAATGCTAGAATGGCAGTGGGCATATAGAGTTTGCAATAATACAGAGCCTGTTGCAAAACTATGCAATACATTTTTAATAAATGTTGGTTTGGATTTTGAGAACAATGGAAAAGATGATGTAGTTACCTCATTGATGAATCTTCCAGATATGTACGTTGCTCAATATATAAAAGGTGACACCATATCTACGCTATCAGCGGACCCCCCAATGCCGATAGCCTTTAAGTTATGGTGCATTCAAAATGGCGTCATAAATACATCAGCTGGGTATGAGATAATGCAAGCATATCAAATCTCCCTAAAGATATTAAAAAATAAAGAAAAGTTAAATCAACTTAGATAAAAAGAGGTTATTATGTCAAGTACTTTAAGTGAACAGCAAAAAAGTAAAGCCAAAGAAAAAGCTATGATTTTTTTAGAGCAGAGCATTTTTCAATTAGCAGTACAGCTAGGCGTAGATGAGGATGATCTTACTGACTCTTATGAGATTCCTGTTCAAGAAACAGATTTATTACATAATTCATTCTTAAGCTTATTAAGAATGAAACAAAATTTAGATAAACTTAAAAGCTGATTAAGGATTTTCTATGAAAAATAAAATTATTAAAATTAAAAAAGAAAACTTAAAACAACACGCAGAAAAAATTAACATTAATATGAGTATATTAATGCAGAAAAAGCAAGAAGAACTAGGAGACGGACCATATGACATTCCTGGAAAACAGGATATGATAACCAAATGGAGTCCCGAAACTTATGGCGTTAATAGCATTGAGAATCAAAGTTATATTTGTACTATCCTACAAAATGGCGAAATTGACACCATCAATCCGAACAAAGAAAAGGACTCATAGTGTCAAGAGTCTGTTCAAAAAATAGTCCAGGATACAGTCCTGGTAGTGATCTTAATTATGTGGAAGAACAAATATTGTATATATTTTACCTAATTGGCTTTAATGAAAGTGATTTATATTTTATAACTATAGATGATATTATTGAAAGAATTAGATATACATTTTATTATGACAATAAAATAATAAATACTGATTTAGGAGAAATAAACCCAAACTTAAGTTCAGATATGTATTTAAAATCAATAAATAAAAATGTAATTTCAAACATCAGAAGACTATGGTCTTGGATGCAATTTGCTAAGCAGGTGTTGTAATGAATCAGGTATTGGGTAATCGATATTTAATTTCAAATGTTTTAGCTAGAAATTTATCAGTCGATTTAGTTGATAAACTTGGGATAAATTATGAAACAATTTATTCAGACTTTGCAGACGCTGCAAAAGCTTTTAACGACACATTGACTTATGATAGACGAGCTATAGCAACTGGCGCAGATCCTAATATGTATATAGAAGATGTTTTTGCTACAACATCTTCTGAATGGTTTGATAATCTATATGTCTATTTAGAGCAATATCTACAAATGTTTTATCAAATTAAAAAACCTAAAAAAATATTAGTACATGCTCCTAGTACTAGCTTTGGTTTAGTAGCAGTTGCCGCAAGCGATGGTTGTGAATTATCTTTTGTAAATAATAAATATTTATATAATTTTGAAAATTTTATACTCAACAATAATGACTACCCTTTTAATTGTTCATACAATGTATATGACCTTCAGGATATAGAGAATTTAGAAGAAGAAACTTTTGATATGATCATATATACATCTGTAGATTTATTGATAAATGATATGTTGCAAGAGAAATTAGTTAAATCTTTAAATAAAGATGGAATAATGATTATTCTACCTATAAATGATGGCACGCTTTTTTACGATCAAGAGTATCATATAAATCCTATAATAAATCTATTTTCAATTACTGATAATCAAGATATTAATTTGTATCACATGACAAATAACTATGGTTATAATATAATTATCAAGAATTGACCATAGATCCACTCTGATTTATGGTATAATTTATTGTAACATATTAGGAGCTAATCAATGAAAATGTTAGATGACAAAATGAAACCTCATCCAGATACGCCCAATATTGGCGATAAAGAAATATTAGAAATATCAAATTATCAAATTGATATCCTGGGTCCTGGGATAGTTGTTTTTAGAAACGTCTTACAATTTGACCAAAAAACAGCGTTCGATTACATCGACAGCAAGGCTGACGAGTCACACAAGAATCGCTGGAGTTATATAGTTGGGGAAGATGGCGAGAAGTACGGCATTAATGAGGATGGTTTTCGCTATCGCCCAGAAGACATCCCGGCGACGCCAGTAAGAATTCTTCGGCCAGTTGAAGAAACAACCCCAGAAGATGTTGCTTGTTTTTTTCATAATATAGAAGAAACTATCTACAAATGCCTGATCCGCTATATTGATATTTATCCGCTGCTTGTTGGGTGTGTTTGGTGGCGTAATCGTGGGCACGTTCTTCGCTATGTGGATGACGGAGTTCTTGGTTCACATTGTGATAATGACACTAACTACAAGGTGACCGGAGGCGTTCGCTATATGCCGCGAGGGCAAATGGCTGCCCGCCAGACTTGTGGGGCGCTGGTTTATCTAAATGATTGCGTAGATGACGAATCACAATTAGATGGCACCAATTTTGTTGGTGGTCATTTGAGATTTTTCCATATGGATATTGAATACAGACCACAACGTGGTGACGTCATTATGTTTCCAACAAACTACATTGCGTCACATGATGTAACTAGAATGACTGCAGGGCGAAGATACACATATCTGTCATTCTTTGGGCAAGGATCGCCGGATGACAAGGTAAATATCAATATAGTTGAACCAGATCAAAGTTTTGACTGGTGTCCTGGAATGTGGATGAATAATATTTATGATGATTACGAGCGTTATTGTAAGTCTGAATTTTCACTGTATTCAAAAAACGAAGTAGAGTTAGGAATTAATCCTGTATTTCAGGGTCGCTGTGTTGCGCAGTATGGATCAACTCATATATCTGAAGAATTGAATAATGGACAAGACACAGACATTTCCTAATGGCATAGTATTATTTAAAAATAGAATAAATTTAAATGAATATAATCCAATTTCTTTTCTTTCATCTATAAAAGAAAATTCTATAAAAAATCATTACACCAATATCTATGATGAAGATAAGAATTTTTTATACGCCATAAATAAGAGTGGCCATAGATTTTCCAAAGAAGATATAACAAAAAACTGCAGTAGAATTACTGATTATTATAATTACTTTTCTTCTGATGAACAAAAATTATTTTTTATACAATGTCAAAACAGCATATACCAATGCCTACTAGAATATATAGAAATATATCCACAAATATTACCATGCTTATGGTGGAAAACTGCTGGTCATGTGTTGGCTTATGATCCGGGCTCAGACTTGGGAATCCATTGTGATAATGACATCAACTATCAACCTGGTTTTGAACCAGATTATCAGCTGGGCATACTCCACGTTCTTGCTGCAATAACTTACTTTAATTCTAGCTCATCGGAATCTTATGAAGATAACTTTGTTGGCGGAGAAATTTCTTTTCCATACGCTGACTTTAAATATACACCACAAGCTGGTGATGTGTTAATGTTCCCTGCCAATTACTTGGGGACACATCAGGTAGGCAAGGTAACCGATGGTACACGCTACGCATTTCTTGAATATTATGGTCAAGGTTCATCTCAAAAGGATCGAGGAATTGATATAATGGAAAGCTCGCAAAGTTTTTTCGGCGGGCAAACTTGGATGAAAGATCTATATGTAGATTACAAAGAGTACATACTAAACAAGTATGGCGACAATCATAAAGATCTACTTCTTCCAGTAAGTAGGATATATAATAGTCATGGGACAAAGAGAGATGTTGATGCAGCAGAGAGATAATATTGAGCCAATTAATCTTGGTGGTGGTGTAATAGTTTTCAAAAATGCTATTAATTTAGATTGGAATCATGTATACACTCTATGCTCTAGGCTAATTAAAGATGAACATTTAGAGATGTATCAGCCTGGAGTAGACCCCGAAACAGGTAATGATATTTACTTTAACAAGAGTGGATACATCTTCACTAAGAATTCAATTGACGAAATGCCAAAAAGAGCGTCTAGAATACATCAGATACAAGATACAAATATTAAATCTATTTTTAATGAAATTGAAAGACTCAAAGACGAGTGCTTATTGAGATACTTTGAGCAGTTTCCGTTATCTTATAATTGCGTTTGGTGGAAGGTGAAAGGTCACATAGTCTCTTATGGGCCAGATGTTTATTTAGGTTCACATTCCGATATCAGCGCAGAATATATATATGGTGTGCATAAAACAAATCATGAGCTAGCCTTGAGAAATGTTATTACTTCGCTAGTGTACTTAAATGATTCAGTCGATACAGATAGTGAACTTAATGAATATAACTATACGAAAGGCCATCATTATTTCAATTATTTGGATATAGAATACAAGCCTAAAGCAGGCGATATATTAATGTTTCCATCCAATTATATAGCAGCTCATGAAGTGAAGCCAGTAGGTAGTGGAGTTAGATTTTCGTACTTAGGTTGGTATAGTCAAGGCACTCCAAATCCAAGTGTGAATGAAGAGGTGTGTGATCCAGTATTAAATCCAGGAGCAGCAGCTGTTGGTACAAATATATATATGCCGGATCTAAGAGATAATTATAGGCGTTATTTAAAATCAAAAGGATACTCAGAATATTCTGATCAATATAAGGTTACAAACTTTGGGTGATATTATGAAACATGAACACATAGGTATGGGCGTTGTTATACTTACTGATGTTATTTCAGTAGATAATAAAATTCTAACAGAATATATACAATGGCTAAAGGATAATCAAGAAGAAACATTTACAATTCACGAAGAAGATGGCGTAAAATACGCTAAAAATAAAACAGGTTTTAAGTTTAATATTAGCGATATATTGATGGCTCCACAAAGATTTTTAGATTTAAAAGGAGCTAATTGTCAAGACAAACCAAAGCAAGAGTGGTTAGATTTAATTTCCCTATTTGAAAGCGCAATTTATTCTGCCCTTGTTCAATACTGTAAGATCTTCCCAGACGCATCTACAACCTCCTGGTGGCGTCCCCATGGGCACATAGCTGCTTATGCCGTAGACCAAAGAATAGGTCCTCACTGCGATGATCAAGTGCCTCATGAATGGGGTCAGATACCGGGAAATCAAGTTTCTCTATATAATAGTACGAGTATAAACTTATACTTAAATAACTGCGGAGAACATTACGAGGGTGGGGAGTTGCGTTTTCCCAATATGGACTACACGTACCGCCCACAAGCTGGTTCGGTTGCAATTTATCCATCTAATTACCTAGGAAGACATGAGGTACTTCCAGTAACAAGCGGTGAACGCTACGCCTATTTGAGCGTATCTTCCTATGGAGTATCGTTTGATGGAGATGAGTATGTCGGAAAAGAAAATCCACATAAAATATGGATGCCAAATCTTATCAAGGACATGTCCCTTTAGGATCTAAGATATTTTCTGTATGTATTAATTGGTATTACATTTGAGTCTACCCACCAGTCTTCGTGCTGTTCTCTCACTACAAGCGTATACCCTAGGCAGTCTAAAATCTCTCTCTGCGCGTCACGCATTCCTTTATTTCTAAAGTACATATTTGTGTCATGTTCAAAAGTTATAATTGTGAATCTATACAAACTTAATGGAACACTAATCAATCCCAATAATGTAGTGTAATGATTGCCAAAGGGTTTACAATCTATATCGTAGCCATTATCTATGTCTACTTGTAAATAATCTATTTGTTTTGGAAAATTATTTTCTTCAAAATAAGATATATAATTAAACTTTAACGCGTCTCCGGCACATGGATTTTTTCTATTTGAAATAAATTCTTCTTTTCTTTTTTCGTCTATTTCAAAAGAGACACCATTCCAATCATAATCATTTTCCAAATAATATGTATTGCTACCCAACGTGGAATGAAATGCTCCAAGTTCCACATAGTATCCATTTTTTTTATAGTTTAATAATTCTAGAACAAATTGCTCTTGTCCACTAGATCCTTTATAATTCATTTGAAAGCTCCCAAAAGTGAGTGATTGATATTTTATTTCCTGATGTTATTTTCTCTACGTAATGTAAATATTCGCAAGGGAAAAGAACTAAAGAATTTTTTTCTGGTTTAATTTTTAAATTAATATTTGGAAAACATAGCTCACCACCAACGTAATCGTCATTGGGGTAATAAACTGAACTATATACATGTATTTTTTTTCTATTGACTAAGTCATGGGCATCGTGATACTCATCCGTGTGTGGACCCTTTTGCCCTCCGATTAAATAAATTAACGCCGTAAGATGATTCCTACTTTTTAATTTAACATTATATTTGTCTTGTATTTCATACCTTATGCTATCACAAAAATCAATAATTAAATCTATATCATTTGTTTCTGGATAACTACTGTAATTATAGGCATTATCTCCTTGATGAAAGGTGTATAGATTCTGATTAAAAGATATATGTTGTAAAATTTCGTCACAGTTTTTATAAAAGTTATTAATAATAAATACATCATTCATAATAAAACTCACCAGTGCCTAATGCCGATGGCGGACAATCTTTATGCCAAATATTAATAACCATAACCTGCCTGGTTCCGGAAACAATTTTGGTAGTTTCGTGCACGCGTCTTCCAGCATCAAAAGTTATTAACCTGTTTGGAACGTAAGCTATTCTTTCTTTTTCATTTGCACTAGAAATAAAGTTATTAAAATTTTCTTTTTCTAATATATTTTTTGGAAAACCTTCTATGCTATTCTTATGAATCTCTAAAAATCCACCTTCTTGGCATTCTGAAAAACCGTACCAAATTGCCCCATAAACAGGGGCATTAAATGTCTTATCCTTAGAATAAGCAAAGGTATCTTCATCCACATGAACATCTAAATATTGTCCTTCCTTAAAAGTCCTACACCAATACTCAAATCCACAAACTTCTTTTATTGAAATTGGTAAGGTATCAGTATGGGTCCATATTTTTTCAATAACCTTTTTCCTCAGGGTATTAGCTGGTGAAGACCACCAACCATCCCAAAACATGTAGGGAGCGTGACATGAAGACATGCCGCTATGGAAATGATTGTTGTATTGACCAATATTATCCACATCTGATGTATCTGGAAAAAAATCTTTGTCAGATTTAATTGCAGAGACTAATTCATCATCTTTAATAAAATTATCTAAAAGAAACATCTGATTAACCTTATGATAGTGCGCTACTTGAGCATTGTATAACGAATTCTTTTGCGGCTTCGTCAATTAAATTATTTAGATTATCTATAGCTATTATTTTATTTTTAAAATCAATACCATAATGATATTCTGCGCTCTGCGCATATGGATCTGAACAAAAGATAACATTATTATTCATTGCTATTCCTTAGTTTATATGGAGACCAATCTGGTACTATTTCTGTGTTTGGATTTTCCGGTGCAATATTTGCACTTATCACAATTCTTGGAATTTGCGACTTATGATCACTTGTCATGTGTGGTATGTAAGAATTAAACATAACTAGCAGACCTTCTTCTGGCTTGATTCTTTTTACTTCCTCAATTATATTACAATAATTTAATGAAAATATCAAGTCAGCTGAACCTTCTGGAACCTGTGGGTAATATGCAATTGAATAATATTCCTCCGGGTGCATATGCCTATTGGATTTATGTGTGTGCATCATAGCTGACTGTCCCTTATTTAAGACAAGTCCCCAAATTGATTCTAAAATATATTTCCTGCTGGTTACATCTCCTGCAAAAATTTCTATTTCTGTTATTAATTTATCTAATTCTTCAGATTGATTTAAGATAGTATCTTCGTGATAAGTATGATTATGTGATTCTAAAAATCCTGGTACATTTGGGGTATTTAAATTATCTAATATATTTTTAGACAAAAAATTATTATCAATATCTAATAGTTTTGTTGTAAATATATTTAAATTTATTAAAGATTCAATATTAATATTCATTTTCCAAAAACTAAACTTTCTTTTAAAACGAATTTGGCCTTCAAAATTTTTTTTCAAATTTACCCTATATAGGGTTTTCTCCACATAGATGGAGAATGTGACTGCTCTATAGCCTCAGCGTGTTCGGGGCTCTCATAGAGGCGTATAATGTGGATACAGGGATCATCTCCACCCCATATCATCTCTGACTCATCCTCCGTAAGGGGTAGGCTATCATGGGTCTCGCAAATCGCCGGACCACACCATCTGTTATCAATGCCGATTTGGAGCCATTCATTAAATGTCACTTGTTTAAATCCTCTACTTCATATTTAATATTCACTATTATACCATCTGTAAACTTCGCAAAGTAATTAATAAAGTATTTATTTCCACTAGCTAAGACAGCTGAGGAATAAAATCGTAAGATTCCATGGAATTCAGTATCCTTGTATGCGGACAATTCAAGATCGCGCTTGCCAGACCAAGTACCTTCTCGATACAATAGTTTACCTACACTAGATATCAAATAGCTGTCCAGCATACAGTGCATATCTTTAGTTTGGAACTCATGTCCCGGGAAAAACAAGACTTCTTGATCTTCTAATAAGATCTCTGGAAGATCATATTCAACATATACTGAATCAAACATTCCCATTGGGGCCCCGATCTAAGATCTATATTAAAAAACTCTTTTTTGTATGAAAAATAAAATGTAATCTTAAAGATCTTTAAAGATTAACCATGGAATGAATATCAAGGCTAGTGCCAAAAATAAACCAAAAATAAAATCAAGCATTATTACTCCTCTGGGTCATTAGGGAAAAATTTAGATAGAACTTTAATGACAACCCAGCTGGCTATCATTATCTCCATTCCTGTAAATAGTCCTCTAAAAAATTCCGAATGCATGAGTTATATTATATCATC